CATCTATCTCTAATGTATAACCAAGGTAAGCCCCAGCCATGGCGCGGTCACCTTTTAGGAGGCTTATGTCCGAAAATTCTTCAGACATTGTGCCTTCATCTATCGACGCTCTGAATGAAGTTCTTGCGTCATAAGTTTTTAGACATGGGTAATCAAGTAGGGCCGTTCTTACCACCGTCGCCAAACGGTCCCTCATCATCGTTACTTCTTCGTTTCCTTCGGTTCTAACCCAGATGTATGTTCTCATCTGGTATGTAACTCTGTATAAAGGGTCAGCCCCAGCATGGCCAATTCTGTCAAACTTGCTTGTTGATGTAGCTACAGTGATAATTGTTGGCCATGCATCAATAGCTAGTGGCTCATACGTTATGAACGCTTCAGGTGTAGGGAGGTTAAAGTCGTCGACCTGCCAACCATTTCTGTAATCAACTAGTCTGACTGGGATGTCTGTTTTAAGATAATCATTTACATATGACTTGGCGAAATGCGAGCCGTTCATTAATGGGTAACCGGGCTGTTCAGGCATTTTAATCGTCCCCCAATACGTGTTCTTTGACTTTCCTAGCTAAGTCATGCGTAAAGCCCTTGGGCTCAAATAGTATTTTACGTGCTGGCATTTTCGTTGTTCCGTACTGGTGGAACTTTGCGTATTCAACATCTGTGCCGAATTCTGCGCTAAGTGGAGTGATTTTGTTTATAGAAGATGAACTAAGGTCAGCAACACTCCTAAACAAACTTCCATCTATGAACATCTTCTTAGCACCTGGGAAACGAGATGCCTTCCATGCTGCATAGCTTGGGTCCAGTGGAGCCCACCCTCCTCCTGGGACAAGGTTGCCCCCACTGAGAAAGTTTGCCGAAAAAGCGACCTCAAGTTCACGCTTGGCGTATTTCCATACTGGCCGCATGTCCTTTGACCGCTTGGAAATCTTTTCAAGCATTTTCTTTGCATCACTGATGTCGATGTCAATTTCGACTAAAACTTTACCCACTTAGGCTACTCTCACTCTTCTGTATCTTCTTACGGAAGCTAGTTCTGAGTCTAGGAATCCAGTTACGAGCGGAGCGACGTTTCTAGTGTTGAGGTCCTTGACGCCAACTACGTCATCGTGCATATTCTGCATTTCTCTGGTTGCAGCTCTTAATATAAGTAATTTAAATATTGGGATAGTGGAGCCATCTATTCCCGCAGTGTAGGTAATTGTAACGACATCGTTCTCAAAGCCATAGAAGTAATCCACTCCGTATCTACGTACCACGTAGTCCGTGCCCTCGGTAAGGGTTCTTAGGGTCGCATTCTGAGGTTGCACCGTAATTGAAGTTACGGAAATAACAGGGGAGTTTCTGAGATATATCGTGCTTGGTGGCTCAGCATAAATCATGTTATCCACAGGGTTAGTGCGGTAAAACGAGTCGCTATACATTTGGCTACTCTCTATGCTTAGGAATGTTCCCATAGGCACGCCATGCTGGGTTGAGGCAAGAACATGTTCTTCAACAAATTCGTCAACCTCAATGGGGCGACGCAAATAAGACTCAAGTTCACTCTGTAATCCAGCAAGAACCATTTCAGCAGCGTCCTGTTGACGCAGGCTGAATCTAATGTCCATGTAATTTGTTAGGTCAGAAACGGCGACCAGCATTAGTCACCTCCTGTTACGAAGCTTTTGGCTTCCTTGCTGCTCTTGGTGTTGCCGCTTTCTTTGGCGTGGCTGCTTTTTTAGCGGCTGTACGCTTTGCGCGGCTTACTTTGTTCTTCTCTGTCTTTATGTCCTTTGCAGCCTGAGCACGAGCTGCGGCCAGCTGTGGGCCACCTTCTCGCCCAATTGGGTTTCTTGCAGAGGTACGTCCTGCTCTACCAACAGAGTATGCGGAAGAGCTTCCTGGCGTCTGGCCGAATCCCTCTCTGTTCTGGCGAGCACCAGCACGTGTGGCAATTCTATGTGCAGACTTTGAAAGCTTTGGACGGGCTCGCATATTGGGATTTGCATCCCTAATTGCCTTTGGAAGCAGGGCAGGGTCGCCATCGTATGTAGCGAACTTTGAAAGGCTTCTTGCTCCGCGCTCTGAACCAAAGATAGATGCTGTTTCAGCTTTTAGCCCACGCAGTTGAGCTTCAAGTTGCGACCTTGTTTTAGCGCTATTAGCTGCACTGATGCGGGAAGTTAGGTTGTCTATTTCCCTAACACGCGTAGCCGCTTCGTCTGTAATATCTGCACCCCAGCGTACACCTGGCATATTCGCCTCACTTTATCGAGATATGAATAAGCCAAATTATAGCATTATGCACAATTACTGAATTCACCTATCTGAATTGGGTGGTCTTTCTGTGACGTGTCCAGTATCAATAGTGCCTGGAGGGGCCTCCACCGGTACCCATGCGCGAGAATAATTGTGTTCTGGAATGTTTCTTGTTTTTAAAAGCGAGCCATCAAGCATTAATTGAATTTCTTCTCTTTTCATGCAAAGCATGGAATCAAAAGCTCTAGCATCAAATTTTCCAGAAATATAAAGTTTCTTTATTGCGTTTGACATTTTCTTTGCCATCACCATTCCCCTGCCCCTGTTTAACTGAAGGTGAAGCATCATTGCTGCGAGTGAGTCGATGTCATGCTCAACGACGGGAATTATTCCTCCCGTTTTTTTAGCTATTTGCTTGACCTCTAGCGTCAGCTTCACTCTTTCTGAGCCATCTATAACTTCATTTGTATTTTTTCTTATATGTATTGGCTGTATAAATCCCCATTCTGATAAAGATGAAGAGACAACCAGCAGGTCTGGTCTTAAAATATGCGTACAACGCCAATCTGGAATAACTAATTCTTTTGCTGAAATATATTTAATATCCATCTGAGTCCTCTCGTTCTGCTTCAAGTATTCTTACTGCGTTTGCCTTTGTTCTTGGACCAACTGGAGACGGCGAGTTTACATCTATATCATTCAGTGCCAAGTTTCTAATTAGCAAACTAACTGGGTACCCATATGGGTCCTCAAGATACTTTTTTCTAAATCTTGCAATGTAAGCCTTTGCGTCACGCTGACGAATTTCTCCGACCATGTAGTCATCTACAAAATCTCCAGCACCATAAAAACCATCACGAGAATATTTTTCAATTAACTTCTCTATGTCAAAATCTGGCCACCAACGACGCTGGGAGTCTATTTCTGGAAAACATTCAAATAAACGGTCATAAAACTCTGGTTCAGTTGCCACAACATCACCTATGCGTCTAATGGCAACACTGTGGAGTGGGATGCCAACACGGGTATTGCTCCCGGTTAGTGCAGCAAGGTCGTAGTACTCGCAAAACTCCGCACCGTGCTCTTCTGATATGAATTTAAAGACATCATTAGTGTTCCAGTCATAGATAACCTTGGCAAACTTAAGTGGGATTCCTCGTTTGAGTTTATATGGGGTAACTATGTAGTTTTCGTGCAGTTTCTGGACTATTGAACGATATCTGACCATTGACTCGCTAGCTCTGACTCCAGTAATGAAAGCAACGTTTCCAGTTTTTCCCTGCATTGTGTAGTAGTCGGTTTGCTCTGGTAGGGAGAAGTCATGACCGACGCCGAAGTGTTCCCCGGTGATTGCCCACTCAGGCATGTCTCTTACAAGACGACCAAGTTCTTTACGGGCGTTACTCCACAGAAGGGTGGTCACGCGCGTCCCAAGAACCCAAATTTCTGCAGGATATGGAAGGCAGTACCACTCCATATCAACCCAGTCGTAGTTTCTCACTTTTTCTACGTAGTCAATAACCGTAGGGCTAACCATTTCTTCATCCCGAAAAATTACTTTCACAGGACCAAGCCCACGTTCGTCATGCACTTCCTTGGCCAGGTATAGAACTGCTGTTGAATCTTTACCACCGGAAAATTGAACACATACTGTGTCAAATGTGTCGTATACGTGGCGGATTCTTTGTCGAGCAGCATCTATGCAACTCATATCAAGAAACATTCTTTGACGCGTCATGCTGGAGTATGGTCCTCGATGAAATTTATTAAGCGTTCTGCAGTAGTGCCACCGTCTGTGCCAGCGTCAGACTTTAGCCACTTTATGAAGTCGTACCATTTTGTTTGCTGTTGTGGGCTATCAAAAACAATCGTGTACTGAACAACTGCTTGTGGAGCGTTTGTGCCGGAGACGGTAGAACCTCTTACCGCTATGTCTGACTGATTGGACGTTGGGTCAGCAACAATTCTGCGCTCGCCTGATTTATCTTCAGCAACATGCAAGACGCGCTGTTCCTGCTCCGGTTTGCTGATTTCTGGATTGATGATTACAGGTGGGACATACCCTCCACTATCAACTAGCTCGGAGCCACTTCTCCCTGATTCGTATCCGATTTCAGCCATATCGAATTCATCCCATCCAAGACCCTCAAGTAGTTCTGGATAGAATTCGCTTATCTCCGACAGCATTCCCTCAAGTATCTCTGGCTCGGTATAGCCAAGTTCCATCGTTCTGTTGTCTGCTATTGCAAAAGCTATTGCACGCTTATCATCAGCATCCAGATAGACAACTGCAATTTTGTCCCACCCTAAAAGGGTGGCAGCCTGTAGTTGGTGGTTGCCAGCAATGACTGTTGCTGTTCCATCATCATTCTTGCGGGCAACTATTGGTTTAAGTTGTCCAAATTCTTCGTATGACGCCATAATTGCGTCAACGTCGCCAATGCGCGGGTTGCCATCCAGCAAACTGAGAGTTTCAATATCTACAGCCAGCTGCTTTAATGATTCATGGATTCCGTTTGACATCTTTAATTTCCTTTAGTGTTCTTGCAATATCTTCGATTAGGTCGTGCGTTAATATGCACGACCACCAAGAGTAACGAGGGTCTCCAACATTATTCTTACGCCACTCATTTCGTTGGTCAGATGCCAATACGAATTCATCTATTGTCTTTGGGCTTAGGTTCCACGGACAAGATTCTTCGTCGTCGCTAAGTGGGAAGTATTTTTTTGGAGGAGATGAGTCCCAGTGTTTTGTTAACTTTTTTGGGAACAAAGAATTATTGCGCTTTAGTAATTTCATACCTGAACCCTAACATTTGCATTAAGCGTTCTCATTGCGTCTATGCCGGTACGGAGTGATAATAATTTTTCACGTTTTGACTTAACTAAGGCTTCAGCAATTTTGTAATCGTAAGCCAATTCGTCCATTTTGTAATCAGCCCAAGATTCTCTCTCTTTAATAGAACCCTTAGCTGACAAGTATTCTTTGGCCCAATTTGATTTATATAACGCTTCTTTTTTTGAGGCGTCAACGGCAAGAACTTCAAATGCTTCCGTCTCTGATTCAAGGTCTCCAAGAAGCCTTAGCAACTCATTTTCTATATCAACCTGACTAATAGGATTGTTATATTTCAGCAATTAATCCCTCCAATGGGCTCCAGTCGACCTTCTCTAAGGCTGATAACTGTTGGTTGTTCCAAGCATACTTGGATAAACCAATTTTTGCTATTCCCATTTGTTCTAAAATCCAAGCATCACACATATCGTCAGCTCCCCCACCCGACCACACTATTCCAGTCTTTGCGGAAATTGATGAGATGACTTCGTTTTTCCCAGCGTTGCCTTTTCCTGTAGCAAACTTTGCTCTACACGTTGGTGGGATGTCAATGAATTGTATTTTGGATTCCCATAATTTCATTCTGACTGCCCCACCTAGTTCACCAATGCTATGCGATTGACTGTTCCTGGCACCAAAGGCGTAACCTTCAATTAGTACTAATTGAATATTTTTAGCAAAAGCAGTTTCCAGTATCAGGTCTGAAACAATTGAAAGTCTTTCTGCACCTTTTGATTTCGGTTTTATTACGAAAGATTCTTCATTTATGCATAAACCTGTAGATGTCAGAGAAAGGTCTAGGCCCATTAGGTTCATTGATGCAAGGGTACTACATGCAGAAGCCGGAAGAAATTAATCTCCCGGCTTCTGCATCTGTAACGGTCCTAAGGGTTTGAGCGCGCCCAGAACTATATTTTAGAACAATTTTTATTCCCAGACAGCAAACAACCGCTGGAGCCTGCAGAGCAAACCAGCGGTTGTGGCATTTAGTCAAAAGTAGGTTAGGACCCCTGAATGACCTCAGCTTCCTTGCCGTGGATTAGTCCACTAGACATTGGACCACCTTGCCTTTCTGTTCTCGAAAGTTAGTGTTGCTTTTGGTACCTGGGAATATTCTAGTCTCAAAACATTTACAGAAATGAGCAAAAGTTTTATGAATTATCTCTTTCCCAACCATGTTTAGCTAGACCCAAATCAAAAGCTAGCTGTGGATAGTTTCCAATCCTTACATGGCATGGCCTACATACTGCCAAAACATTTTCTTCGTCAAGGATAGAGCCACCTTGAGAGCGTCTTATTATTTCATGAACGTCGCGACTCATGTGAATGTTAAATACTGTTTTTTTGTCGTGTGCAGCAAAAACTCTGCATGCCTCGCATAACGGCCGTTCCCTGAGTACTTTTTCTACAAATGGACGTCGTTCATCATAAATAGCTTTCATTTTCTTTGAGCGCTTGTTAAGTGGCTTTGTCTGTTTAGGGAATGACTTCGCTTTTAACGGTGTTTTGTTTTGTAAGGGTTTTTTGCGATTGAGCATAAAGCCCCCTTTAAGTTAGTTGCCTACAGGGAAGAGGCGTCAATAGAATCAAATGTCCATTTGCCATTAAGAGTATCCCACAGCGCTCTATCAACCGATGTTTCTTCAAGGTCAAAATCTCTGAGCATTGCTCGGTGTTTGATAATTGCCTTTTTAAAAAGAGCAGCCTCTTCCCACCCGTTCGACTTGATTGATTCGCCTGTATCAATCATATTTACGACTTCATCAAGTCTTTTATTGACGTGGTAGAGGAACCTAGCTACCTTTGTTTTGCGGGAACTATATGCTTGCATCGATTCCCGAACAAGTCTTTTGCCGTCAGCCCCCATTGACTCATATCTAATTCTGTCTGCTTCAGAGTCATATTCAATTTGCTCAATCTGTTCTTGCAGATTGTCTACGAGTGCCAGGAGGGTTTCTTTCCACCTCTCCCAGTTTTCTTTTTCCATTAGCTGCAATCGCTGCTTATTCGAAAGTTTATTTTTTACTTCTTCCGCAACCATGCTTGCAAATGCGTCGTCACTAATCATTACTTCTTACTCCATGCAGGACATATAGATTTATAGTTACACCAGTTGCAGAGAACTGATTTGTTTGGTTCAAAATAACCACTTGAACAGCAGCTATCTATGTTTTCTTTTGTTTCGCAAATAACTTCAACAGCAGAAGCAACCCCTGCATCTGTTATCTTCCGAGAGAGACGTTTGCCGTCTTTTAAGTAAAGAAGCTCTGCCCTGTCGGCATCTCCAATACCAAGAACTGAGAGCATTTTTGCGTACACGTTAAGTTGGAAAAACTTGTCGTCAACATACGGCTCTCTAGGTGTTTTGCCAGTTTTATAGTCTGAAACAGTAAGCATAAGTGAATCATCGCTTTTACTAAATCTGTCAATAAAACCTTTTATGGTTACTCCCTCAATTTGAGTATTTACTTCATACTCAAGACCAAGCGGACTTACGCTCTCGGGTGCCTCAAGAGACCAGAGATTCTCTATGCACCACCATGAATTCCAGCGAAACTGCTTTATTACATCTTCTCGCTTTAAGAGGTTTGATACGGGTTCGCCCCATTTTTCATCCCATAGTTGCTTGGCTAGAAAACGTGCCGATACTTGTGTTCTATTATCTGCATCCAACTTATAAAGTTCTTCAAGAACATCGTGAACAAAGTTGCCCATGATTGATGCTTCGCTTGGAGCATCAGGAAGAAGGTCTATCTTGCCGTACTTGAACTTCAATTGACACTGGTTAAACGTCTGAATTGAGGATACGGAAAGATGTGGTGGTGGTTTTAGTTCAGTTTCCTGGGGTTGCATATTCACCGCCAAACGAAATTCTGACCGCCTCACCAATTAATGCATCAAGCATTTCATGTGTAGCAGTTGCTTTCGTTGGTTTTGGTTTTCCGCCACTCGACTCAGACCAAAATGTGTTTAATGTTGCTTTTTGGTCATCCGTGAAACTTTTAACGATTGATGTAAACTTGTCCCACTTTGAAAGAAGTTCCGTATCAATCTCTGGCTGTAGAGCAGAGGATTCCATCGCTTCCTCTATATCCATAGCTTCGTCTGAGCGAGCAAGATACAATCCGACACCGAGAGTCTGCGCAGCTTTTTTGAGTGCGTCAGAAACGGCGCCCTTCATCTCGTCGCCGAGGTCTACGATGTCACCCTGCTTGGTGCGCTTGATTTTCTGCCCACCAAAACCATCCCGCTGGACATAAGCATGCTCATCTGGATTCCATGTAAGTCGCACATGAGCAACGACATAGTCTGGGTCGATAGCATCGCGTAAGCACGACATAATCTCAAATGACCATTTATCAACACCAAGAACCTTATTAAGGCGGTTAATTACTTCACTGACAGGGATATAGGTAAGTCGCGTTCCACCCTTTGACATTGTGCGCTCCATCTCTGGAGCGAATGGTTCTGATAGTTGTCTAATAATTTCAGTACTCATTTGTCTAATGATTTCAGTACTCATTGGTTTTCGCCTTTCCTGACGATAATGCTTGTTTTTAATTGACCAACTTCGCAGTAGTTATCTGCATTAATTCCAAGTTTCTGCAACTCTTTAATCTTCCAGTAAGAGGGAGCGCAGTAGTTGAGCATCTCCGTGGCAATCTGATAAGGAGTTTTTACGATTTCGCCAGTGTCCATGTCTACGGACATCTTCATCAACTTGTCAGCAACAGCAGAACCAAGTTCTTTGTGTTGCCAGCCCTTCCTATCGTAGGAGCACTTTCTTTCAATCTGAGCTCCGTTAGGCAAATTGACCATATCGATATCTTTAATCAACTGAGCAAATGCATTGCTAAATGAGTCATAGACCATTCCTAGGTCTCTTTTTGCTAAATTAAGTTCAAGAAGTACTGCTCCAGCTTCTTCTGCTGTTGTTTCTTCCGAGATTGTAGAGAGCAAAATTTCTTCGAGCTCAACAATCAACTTACGCATTTCTGCGAGTTTCTCAACTCCCATTTTAGTATCCTTTTTATGTAGGCGGTTTATTAATTTAGACCACTATAGAGATTGCTCGCCTCTGCGACAACCCCAAACCAGTTAAATGTGTAAAAGCCCCAACTGCCGAGTCAACTTGGTCATCGTGCTCCGTTGCTTCTGGGAAAGAAGCAAACTCATCTAACCATTCGGTTAACCACGGTGCCCTAACAACCCTTACGTTCCCATTGGCCGCTGCTGCTGCAAATGGCCTTGCT